GCCATCGAGTCCACTATTGAGATCAAGGATCGCTTTCTCCAGACGAACGATGTCAGCCCGTTGCGCAGGCTTAAACGATGGCTCATCAGTGAAAACAGACTGAACATGGAAGGAAGGTCCGCAAGCACCAACAGGGATGTTGACGTCGAGCATCATGTGTTCACCCCTTCAGCGCCGGAAACAATGAGAGTCAAGCCAGGGCCAACCGCTTGGATAGTCCCGCCGCCTTCAAGCACTTGATTCACAGCCTCTGGGCATGTGTAGGACTCGTTGACATCGACCAAACGTGGAGGACGGATCAGGTAGGCCGCTGATGCTGTTGCGCCATCAGGGACCAGATACAAGGACACCGGCACAGCGCTAGCCGTTGAATTAGCGACCGTCAGACTTTTCAAGATCGAGTACTTGCTCGATGGCATGTGTAGTACGGTGCAACCGATCCCGTCAGGATCGAGCCAGGAACAAGACGTTTGATTGATAGCGCCATGCTTACTCCCAAGTTGCGTCAATGCCGACCACGCCACGGAAGATTTCGGTAGCCGTGGCCGCGCCAATTGGCATCTTCAAAATCACATGGAAGTAGTTGCCCGCGTTGATTGGCAAAGGCTGAGTGAAGTCAGCTTTTAGCCCGACAGCCTGGGCACCAGCCGCAGCACCAATAGCGAACGACTGCACGCCAATAGGCACTACGCGCCGCGCTTTAGTGGCCGCAGCGTCTGCCGTAGCCAGAGAGACCGCCGACGAGTCATAGCCGACAGCCCATTGCATGACAGTTGCTGTGCCTGCAACCGCTGCAACCGTGTTGAACGTGTCAATGGTCACACCATGGATCAACAGCGTGCGGCCTTGGTTTGTCGCTGTCTGCGCGGGGACTTGGAAGGCAAACAAGGCGTAATCAGTCTCAGCGCCTACCACAGCCGCAAATTGAAATTGCCCGCCTAGGGTTGTGTACCCTGCTGCCGTATTCGACAGCGTTGCAGATGCGGGTGCCGCAGAGTTTGCATAGTTTGCAAGCGACCCGGTAGAGCCTCCGACAACACCTTGCGAGCCAACATCACCACCCAGAGCCGCGAGAAATGGGCGGGTGTAGCCGTAGTTGCCGCCGTAGTACGCACCGACAGAGCGGTACAGGTAAACCAACTGAGCCGAAGCGGTAGCGGACGAGTTGTACAGACGGGCACAGAACGGGCCTGACTCAGATGTCACCGGGCTTGGCGATGTGTCGCCGAGCGTGATGACTCCAACCACTGCATCATCGATCTGGAAAATCACCGATGTTTTCCCGATCATAATCACGTAGTCGTGAGCAACGCCAAGCGTAGGCGTCGGGATCACTGCCGTGGAGTTTTCTGACCCTGAAATCGAGATGATCACGCCGCGCAATGTGCCGTCTGCCGCATACCGAAAGAACGCGCCACCTGTAGGAGCCGTCACGCCTGAAGCTGTGAACATGCCGCACTCAAACACAGCGCCAGCAACCTGATTTGGCACCATTGCGCGCCAGCCGATAACTCGATCAGCGCCGCGAGGCGTTTCCGCCGTACGCCAAGACACCAATCGAGCCACAGCACCGGACGCAAGCGAACTGCCAGCGTTCAACACAACCGCGTTATTGGATACGCTGGTTGTCATCGTTGATAGAACTTGAGCCCACTTCGACGGGCTGATTGCAGAAGCGGCGAACCCTTCTTCCCAATCAATCGAAGCCTGACCAGTGCCGAGCAAGCCCTGAGTAGATGCGCTGATCGGGATCGTCACAGACCGCGCAGCATCGACAACCCCAGCCAAAGCAACATAGCCAGCCTGACTAGCGCTAGTCGGGTTGGTTACCTTCAGGTTGTGATTGATGTCAACCGCCGCGCCACCTGTGATGGCTGTTGCGTCTTCGATGTATGCCATTAGGCCACCATGTAGTTAATCTTGCGTTTGCCCGACACATGGCCGGTAAAGCGTGCGTAAAGCGTCATGGACCCCGCAGCAGGCTTTGCAGCGAAGTCAGCCGAATCCCATTCCCAGTCATCCAAACCGCGACCAGTTGCCGCATTGCCTGATGCTGAAACAATGACCTTTGAGGTCGGGCTGATAGCCGCATCAGTGACCGTCAGGTGGAACGATTTCTTTGGCGTTGAGCCAAGATCGATTTCCACATCAGTGATCGATGCGCCACCGCCTGCCTTCAGTTGCTCCGTAAGCAGTGCGACAGATCCGGACACGTCAGACACATGGAACAACCGTTCCAGATCGTTCAGCCGCTTTGTGATCTCTGCCGCTTCAGACTCGCGGACGTCGAATTGCAGGCCGTTGTCTAGTTCGTTGTTGGTAGGTGCAAACGTACCGCCAACACGATCCAGGAATCCAGTCAGCGAGCGCATCCATTCGATGTCGATCTCTACCGGAACACGTTTTCCGTCAACGCTTGCCCAACCAAGTGGGATACGTGCTTGGGGTAGTGTCAGCGCCTTCATAGTGTGTCCACCGTTGCCGAGTGAATGGCAAAAGGCACATCGTCAGAGCAACGGATGCGGAAAACCCGATTGATTGCAGCGCCAAGCCCAAGCCATCGGACACGCTGCATCCAGCGACCGATTGCCCCTAGAGGGCGAACTAATGGAGGGCCAAAGGTAAACCCACCATCGTTGCTGATTTCGAGGGTCACGTTACCGCCTGATCCCGTCTTCATCTGCATTTCAAGGCAGACATAAGTAACAGGCTCGGCGCTTGGCTGGATCATGTGCGGCCATGTGCGCTCACGAACCAAAGGACGACCGTTCAGGGTGTTGGCGTCAATGTCAAGTCGGACCAGCTTGCCGGTCGAATCGCCTGCAAAGTGTTGACCTGCGTATGCTGTGATGAGTCCAGACCGCAATGGTTGCCACCCGGCCTCCCATTCACCTCGCTCGTGCCATTGCTGGCAGGCAGCGTCATAGACCCACGTCGTTTCAACGCCAGGAGCGGTGATGCCGACGAACTCGGCCCCCTCTACCTGATAGGACCACATCACAGCCGCGCTGATGTCTGTAGATCCGCGCAATGCTTCCTCAACGGCGCTTGTGCTGATCCGGGTTGGCTGGTTACCTTGGGCCATGTAGACAATGCCAGCCCCGCGATCAGTCTGCCCGATCCAAAACAAGGTATCTGCCGCGTTGACTGCCGCACGCTTGCCAACACACCCGACATCAAGGGTGTATGAGGCGTAACGGACAAACGGGAAGGACAGATCGCCACTGTCCACCCATATCTCGGTGCTCAACGCGCCAAACAGCCACAATTGCCGATGGCTTGCCCGATGCGTCACGATGTTGTCAGGGCTGCTGTCAGCGCTGCTGAAGTCCAGCGCGTCCAGGCTTGTGCCGTCATCGATGGCAGACAGGTAAAACTGATCGCTGTCAGGGTCTACGAAGATGAAGTAGCCATCAATCTCCACCACATCATCAGACCCGCGCCATCCAGACGAAGAAATGGTGGTGAAGGTGTTGGCTTGCGTGTTGAAGATGTAAAGCGATGCGCCGTCAACGATTGCCACTTGAGTGGCGTTGTTGTCCATACCGACAAAGCCTGACGAGCTTGTCAGTGTGCCGCGCTCGGTTGTTGCGCCTGCTGACGTGACCTCGTACAGCTTTGACCCGGCGACTACGAACCACCGACCATTTGCAACGTGCGACCCGCGAATCTCTGCGCCAAGATCAGCAATCTGGACTTCGCCAGGCGTTGCGCACATCATCCAGTTATTGCCGTCCAATCGCTTTGGATAGCAATTGACAGCGCGTTGAATCGCCGCCTTGCGATCAGCAAGGTGATATGAAGGGCCAACGCACTGGATGACGGGGCTACCTGCCATTAGAAAAGCCTCCGTGGGTAGACTGATCCAGTCGATTGGAATGATGGCCCATCGACAATCGCGGGCTCGTATTTATCAACTGCGCCTAAAGCCTTTTCTTCTGCACGCACAAGGCTTTGCGGGAGTTGACCGAGGATGTTCGGAGCAATGCGAACAGCAAGCGCAGCCCCCAACGCATTGGCCCAACCATCTGGCAGTGTGTAATCGGTGGTCTGGTCTGCAAACTCAGAGACCGTGCTGCGCGTTTGCAGCGTGATGACCTGGCCGGCTGGCTCGGGCCATAGGAAGACTGCCGCAAAGCCATCGTGTGCATACAACGCAGGCGATCCAGTCACAGCGGGTCGGTACTGCTCGTTGTACTGCTGCACGGTGATGGGCAGCATTGGCAAACTGTCGCACGCTGCGCCGATGATCTCTGTGCCTGCTGCAATAGCAGACCAGGCACCAGCGCCCAGCGTGATGTTCCCAGTCTGCGCCACGCTCGTCAGCGTGTCTTTGAACAAAAATAGAGGATGCGCGCTCAACTCATCAACCAACAGATTCAGTCGACGAAGGCCAAACGCTGCATCGTCTGCGCTCAAGGTTTCGCCAGGGCTCAGACGGTTGCAACGCTCGTATGCGTCAATGATGATGTCAAGCGCACGAGTCACGTTATTCCTTGGGGATCAATGCGATCAGCTTGGACAAACCCAAGCGCTTGTCGTAATCAATGCCCGCCGCATCCAGTGCAGAGCGGGCGGATTCGACGGTATAGCCAGCATCGTCTTGAGCAACAAAGCCAGGCCCATAGCCCGCTTCAGTCAATGAGATGTGTTCGGCCTCATCATTTGCCACTGCAAACCCAATCAAGGGCGCTGGCAACTGCATGTTCAGTGGATACATACCTATCCTCAAAAAACGGGTGGAGCCTTACTGAACCCCACCCATCAAACCCAGCCATAGGAGAGGATGGCTGGTTTACCCGTCATCAGTTGGTGCGACGCACGCCGAAGTTAGGCAAGGTCACAGCGCCACCCCACAGGATGTCGAAGCGGCTCACAAACTTGTTGTTTGTGATGTCGAAGCCGCGAACGAATCGCAGAGACACACCGCCCTCATCAGCCAGCGAAGCCTGATAGGCCATGTCCATACCGCCGGGCAATTCCTGCTTGGGCGAAACGAACGTGAAGGCATCACGATGCCAGATCAGGTTGTTGGTGTAGGTGGTGTTGGCCGCGCCCGATGTCACGGTGATGGCTGCGTTATCAGCAGGGCGTGCGGTAACGTTCTGGTAAGCGCCACCAGCGATGATTGCTGGGCTGATCACAATGGTTGCGTTGCCGCTGCCATCGGACGATGTGTTGGCGGTCACCAAGAACGATTGCAGAACACCAGTGCTGGCCTTGGTTTCGGGGTTAACCGAGAACACACCAGCGATGGTGAATGTGTCGCCTTGGTTCAAGCGCAACGCAGCAGCAGCCGTCCAACCGTCAGTCACCAGCGAAGTGGTCGCGCCGTATGGGTTATCGGTTGCGCCAGAGTTGATCAAACCCTGGTTAGCACCGTTGACCAATGGCGTACCACCCAGCGGGCCAATTGTGTGGCATGGG